GGGCAAGGCAACTGATTTAGTTGTATCTGCTGTGGTTGGTAGTGGCATTATAAATGCTGCTGCTGGTGTACAGTTAATTGGTTCTGCGGATTAAGGTAGATGACTATAAGCACAGACAATGATATATTAGAATATTTACCAGATCTACATGATTATGGTATTACGGATTTTAGTGATGAACATATTAAGACCCGAACTGATATATTAAGAAAGTTGCGTGTTGATTGGTATCCCAAAGTAATAGGGTCATCTACTGAAATGGATGAAACTTTATTAACGGATTCCCAATTCACACGTGCTGCTGTGTTTCATGTTCTAAGTTATTATATATTACCAAAATTAACCCAATTCACAACAGAGGGTGATAGGTTTGAAAGAATGATGGAGTTTTATAAACTTCGTTATGATGAAGAGATGGATTTAGTTATTCGTGATGGCGTTGAATACGACATTAACGATGATGGGTCTGTAACTGATTCAGAAAAACCACCACTTAACACATTGAGATTAGAAAGATAATGAACTACAGGGAAGACATAGTCACCAATTTAGTTGATGTATTACACGATGCACAAAACCCACATTTTGGGTTGGTATCTAGGGATCTAATAGACCCCGACCAACTAAGTAGGCAACAATTCCCCGCAATTTATATTACTACTGCCAATGAAACCAGAGAAGATTTAACACAAGGTGGTTCATCAGGACTACGACGTGGTATTTTGGAAGTGGTATTAATCGGCTGGGTTAATGGTACGAATATAGATCATCAACGAAATGATATTATAGAACGAGTGGAAGAAATAGTCGATTTAGATAGAACCAGAAATGGCAATGCTAAATCGACTCAACTTGTTGATATTACTGTTGATTTTGATATAGTCGAACCATTTGGTAGTGTTGAAATGACATTAGAAATATATTATACATACACACGAGGTCAATTATGACAGTACAAATAACAGATGGTGAAAGAACCCGATGTATCAATTCTAGTATATTATCGGATTGGGAAGCCAAGGGGTGGCGTGCCACTAATAAAGTCAAAGACCCCCAAAAGATCGTAAAGGTCGAAAAAGTTAACAAAGTCAAGGAGAAAGAAGAATGACAACACATACAGGACAAGAAGGTACATTATCAATTGGTGGGAGTGCAATGGCATCCCTTCGCAATTATAGTATTGCGAGCAGCATTAACACAGTTGAACGCACAGTAATGGGTGACACATCCCGATCTTTTAAATCAAATTTAAAAGAATGGAGTGGTAGTGCAGATATATATTATGATGTTACAGATGTAGGTATCATACAAAGTGCAATTGATGCAGGAGTAGAAGTAGCATTAGTAGCCTATCCTGGTGGTTCAACTGCGGGTAGTGCTGATCCAAAACTAGCAGGGAACATATTAATCACTGGATTAAGTGTGGACTCTTCGATGGATGGGATGGTGACATCCGCAATTAGTTTTCAAGGCACTGGTGATTTATTAATCGCTAGCGATTAGGCTACTAAATGGCAAGGACTATTAATCAACGGTTAAAGTTTAACAGGTCGTTTAATAGAAAGGTTGAAAGGGCTTTAGATCAGTTCAGTGAGTTTATCATGACTAAAGCCCTTCCAGTTCTTAAAAAACATACCCCAATTGACACAGGAAATGCTCGCCGCCATTGGAAGAAGAAACTCAGGGGGACTAAACAGGTAATATATAACAGAATAGTATATATTGCACGGTTAGACCGAGGTTGGAGTAAGCAAAAACCAGATGGTATATTGACTCCAGCAATAAAAGAACTTAAATTACGAACTATAAAGAGTAGAAAATAATGAATAATGTATTAGATAAAGCAATATCACACTTTCGTGAAAAATTAGATAAAGAACTACACTCCTTTCATGTTGATGAATGGCAAATAGATGTGTTTTTCAAAGAGACAACTAGTTTCAAGAACGAAAGTAAAATATTAAATTTACAGCAAGAAGGTAAAGCAGTTGAGGCACTAGTGGAAAGCATTGTAGTGAAAGCACTAGCGGAAGATGGAAAACGAATGTTCAAACCAGCAGATAGAGTGACATTATTAAATGAAGTTGACCCTGCTGTGCTGATTAAAATAGCAAGTGCTATTAATGGGGTTGAAGAAACCTTTGAGGAAGTTGAAAAAAACTAATAGAGGACACTGACTTATACTTCTTAATGTCATTATGCAAAGAGTTAGGTATTAGTTTAGAACAAGGGATGGAGATGTCGGTGTCCGAAATCAGGTTATGGGGTGCATATTTTAAAATAGAGCACGATAGAAACAAGGAGATAAAGAATGGCTGATGCAGTATTGACGGTAGGGTTAGATGTCAGGGAAGCAGACAGGGCGTTAGGGAAGTTCACCAAAGCATTACAGGCAGTAGCAACTGGATTAGTAGTGCGAGGATTGGTGGATCTAGCCGATGCGGCCACTTCCCTCAATAACAAATTAAAACTTGTCACAACTTCAACTGCGGAGACATCTGATGCTTTTGAGACAGTTATTAAAATAGCCAGAGACACCAGAACTCCACTAGAAGCAGTAACCACTACATACTTTAGATTGTCTAGGGCTAGTGAGGATTTAGGTATATCACAGGAGAGAGTGGCGAATATCACTACTACTCTATCACAAGCAGTAACATCATCAGGGTTATCTGCACAAGAAGCCGCTGGACCATTGTTACAGTTATCACAGGCATTCCAATCAGGTAGATTGGCAGGTGATGAATTTAGATCAGTATCGGAAGGGTTGCCCCAGGTTTTGACTGCATTAGCAACTCATTTAAAAGTACCCAAAGGCGCACTTAAAAAATTAGCATCAGAAGGTAAAATCACAGGTCGGGTATTAGTCGAAGCACTAGAAGGTGCTGCTGATAAGGTGGCAACGGATTTTGGGAAAACAACATCCACTATAGGGCAAGCAATAGAAGTGTTGAAAACTTCAACAGTTGGTTTTGTTAATACCCTAGATCAGACAACAGGCACATCAGCCAAAGTTTCAGAAGCGATCATTAATATATCTGAAGTATTAACAAAATTTTCAGCCGATGCTGAGAGAGTAGGAGTGATATTCCAGGCATTGGGTGAAATCATTATGATTGTATTCCTACGAAAAGTCTTTGTTATTGTCAGATCAGTATTTGTTGCGCTTGGGGAGGCTATCAAACAGTTCGCTGGTAATGTGCTAGAGATCGCAACCAGTTTTTCCACGGTTTGGGGTAGGATAACCAAATCCAGTAGAGAAGCGATTAACTGGATCATCGACCTTTGGGGTAGATCAATATCAATTATGAAAGATGGGGAAACTATCCTTGGTAAGATATTTAGGGGTATTGGCATGGGGTTAGTGGCGCTGGCGGTAACCATTGGTGAACTCGCCGCTTCATTCCCAGGTCTACTAACAGCAATTACAATGTTAGAGGTGGGGTTTTCTATGTTCTTTGACGCTGTTGAGGTGGGGTTTGAATGGGTTATAAATCAGGCTGTTGCATTAAAAAACCATATACAGGATATATTATGGGCAATAGGGGCCATGGATGAACGGGGCAACAAACCACTTATAAATATAGATGGCCCTGCACCTATTTGGGGAATGAAGCAACAAGAATCACCACTCCTATTTGATAATCTACCAGAGAAAAAAGCAATGCCGGCAAGCACATTTAATCAAGCATTGGAAGATAGAAAGAAGATTGTTGATAATATCACACAAGATTATGCAAAACAGGTCGGTTTATTGAAATACACCGGGAAAGAACTGGAATGGCAGACTATGCTTGCCGAAAAGCAAATGGAGATTGGTGGTGCATTAACCACTGTTGAACAGGGGAGGTTGCGTTACCTATTTGATATCATAAAAGCAACTGAAGAAGAACGAGAGTTACGAGAACAGATATTAACTGCGGGTGAAGAACAATTAAAACAAGTAATGAGAGGTGCTGACCCACGAATTGCGGTAGAACAAGATTATATTGATGCCAAAATAACATTAGAAAACTATTTCATGGAAGTTAGTTACATATCAGCACAAACCCAACAAGAATCATTGTCCATATTAGAAGACAATTATAGAATGAAGAAGTTTGATGCTGAGGTGGAATTAGAAAATCGGCTATTCAATATGCGGAAGAAGAATGCCAAGAAAGAAGCATATGAAAGGTTCAAGACTGGGGGTTGGTCACATGGTGAATCAATGGGGATGGCAGACCAATTAGCCGACTATGAAATGAAGACAGATACTGAGAAGAACCAGTGGATAATTAAAAATGCATCAGACACATTCGACCAATTAGGCACAATGAGTAGGGAAGCATTTGAAGTAGCGAAAGCAGCCAATATAGCGGAAGCCATTATGAACACCTACGTGGGTGTTACAAAGGCGTTTGCACAGGGCGGTATGTTTGGCTTCATCACTGGTGCATTAATCCTAGGAACAGGTTTGGCGCAAGTGTCAGCCATTAAATCACAACAATATAGGGGGCGTGCTATTGGTGGACCAGTAAATCCAGACTCATCATATCTAGTAGGTGAAACGGGAACGGAAATGTTTACCCCAAACACACCAGGACATATATCACCACTATCCGGAAATAAGACGGTTAATATCACATTTGAAATAAATGCGGTAGATAGCAGTTCAATTGATGAGTTATTGGTAGAAAGAAAACCAATGATAGTTAGTATGATACGAAAAGCAACCGAAGATAATGGATACACTAGCCTTGTGTGAAAATAATAAATATGATAAAGGACAACAAGTATGTCAGGAACATTACCAAATAATAAATTTTTAAATGTAGTTATCTCATCAAATACCCCAACCATAACAACAACAAGTGTGTCGGGTATGAGGCAAAGCAAGCAAATAGCAACCCAATTCTGGACTATAGAAGCGGACTATGTGCCATTAAACATTAAAGAATCAAAAGAAATTATGGGGTTTTTAGCAAAACAACGGAATAGTTTATATGATTTTGATGTTGTTGTCCCAAACATTAGTCATTCATCAGGATCAGTAAATGATGTGATTGCATCTAACCCCGCATTAAACACACTAATGACAGTCACTAGTGATGTAAGTGCTGGAAACAACACCTTATCATTTGACACAGCAATCAACTCATCGTATTTCACTGATTTAAATGTGGATGCATCCGAGGGGTTAGTGTCGGGGGATTTCATAACCTTTACAGGTCATAATAAAGTATACCAAGTACTAGATAATGTGGATTTTAATGGCACTGGTGGAGGCACATTTACTGTATTCCCTAATTTAATGTCTAATATATCATCGGGAGAAGAAATAATTTATAATGATGTGCCTTTTGTAGTATACAACACACAAAGTGCACAGGATATAGGTTTTACCCTCGGTGATACAACCGAAATTACATTGACCTTACAGGAAAGTATATGAGGGGGTTTGATTCAGCAACATCCGCTATATTAGCAAGCCATACTTTTATTACAACAGAACTAGTGGAACTTCATTTAGATACCCCACTCTATCTTAGCACCGCAGGGTATGATGTAATGACAGATACCCCTAGTAGTAGTGGCACACAAACTTATATAGCACAAGGGGATTTCATTGCCTTTAGTGGGGTGAGAGAGACCGATCAAGTTAAAATAAATAATGTGAGTATTTCTTTACAAGGGGCGACAGCGACTTATCGGAATATCGTATTAAATGATAATTATTTGCATAGAAGTATTAAAATATATAAAGTATTATTAGATCAAGATACCCTTGCACCAGAAGTAGCCCCAATCTTAATATATGATGGGCAGATAACAGGGGCGAGTGTAAAAGAATCACCCCAAGAAGCAATCGTGACATTAGCAACATCAAATGAGTTCTACGATTTTGAACGAGTCGCTGGTCGAAGGACAAATAATGGTAGCCAACAACGACACTACCCATCAGATATGGGGATGGAATTTAGCACCTCTGCCATAGCCGATATACAATGGGGGAAACCATGATACAAGAAGCAGTAAGTAAACATATAAGACAAATAACTGGATTATTACAACAACAAGCAGAGGAATTGGAGATGGACTTTGATTATGATGAGTGCTTGGAATCAACAAGAAGATTGTGTATATTATCTAATAGTTATGTTGTCGTTTCAGTTAAGAAAGAGGAAGTTCAAGCAGTTGCTTTTGCGGTGGTTATGAATAATGGATTTAGTACCACAAATACAGTCATTATTTCTAATATATACACCCGGAACAACGAAGCACAACCCCTAGTTAATAATATACTCGAATGGGCTAGTAATAATAACCTAACAGAGGTTCAAATTAGTTTATTTGAAGGCAATGAATATAATATATCTAATTTAACCCCAGTAATTAAAACATACAGGATCACATAATATGGGTTTTTGGTCATCACTTTGGAAAGGAATCACAACCGTTGGCGGTGCCGTAATTGGCTTCATGGTTGGTGGACCAGTTGGTGCAGTAATTGGTGCAGGTATAGGATATGGCACTGGTGCGGCAATTGAATCGTTAGTCGAGACGATGTTCAATCCGGGGTTTGATACCCCCGAATATGATATCAATCAGAACCAAGGCATCACAGTCAATAAACAAGGGACAAATAACAATATCCCAGTTATATATGGCGAAAGATATATTGGTGGTAATAGGGTCTATGTGGCAAGCAATGGAGAAAGCAATGAGTATCTGTATATCGCATTGGTATTAGCAGAAGGTGAAATCAATGCAGTGAAAACAGTTTATATTGATGATGAATTAGTATGGTCAGGAACTTCTACACATGGGGAACGATACTCATCAACCGAAGGGAAATTTAATGGTTATGTGGATTTTGAAACCTTTCATGGTACTGCCAATCAATCCGCTTCTCCATTATTAAAACAAACACCCGGATGGACAACACAACATAAATTAAGTGGACTGGTATATATTGGATTTAGGTTAAGATGGTACAAAATCGAGTCAACTGAAGACCAAGACAACACCCCATGGAGAGGTGGTATTCCAAATATTACTTGTAATTTACAAGGGATGAAAATAGCGGATGTCAGCACCTTCCCTGATTCTACCACAAGATCCACACTATACGACGATGAAAATCGCCTGTATACCGCCTCCCCAGTGAATTGCCTAATTGATTATTTACGAAATCCGATTTATGGCAAGGGGTTGGCTAATGACAAGATTGATTTCCAAGCAGCAAAAAATGAAGCGATTAGAATTACCAAATTAGATGATGGTAGCACTGCTTCATCTGACTTATTACAATCATGTAATGCTGTTGTGTTTACTGATCGGACTCTGATGGCAAATGTGAAAACTTTCTTATTCAATATGAGATCGGCAATGCCGTACTCACAGGGCAAGTTCAAAGTGTCATTGGAAGATAATAGATCAGATACTAGTAGATACGGACCAACAGCAGTCCCGTCGATGTACATAAACGAAGACCAAATAATAGGTACCGTAAGTATTGAGGCTGAATCAAATAAGACCAAATATAATAGGGTCGTAGTCACATATTTTGGTGGCGGTACCAGCACACAGGAAACAAACGAAACTATTGAGTACACATACCCAGATGTCGGGTCCACCCTAGAAGCAACATACCTTGCCGAGGACAACAATAGGGTAAATGAAATTAAACACACCTTAGAACAACACACACAAGATGCAGTGGCAAAAAAATATGCTGAAATAATATTAACTAAGTCCAGATATAGAAGCAAACTTATATCATTAACTGGAGATGCATCATTACAGGCAGTGGAAATAAATGATATTATTAATATACACTATGATGGGTTAGGGATTGATGGGAATTTCAGAATAAGAAATATTATTATGAATAATAATTATACATTCACAATAATGGCGGAAGAACACAATGATTTAGTATATGCTGGTAATCCAATCACTTATGCATCAGACAGGCGTATAACAGGGGGGGTTCAAACAACCAACTCACCAGTGTATTATGATATCATCACAAACATTGATGGAACTATCAGTGCCAATTATGATGACCCCCACGCATTTGATGATTTATTAGCAACCGAAGCATCGGATAATCCAACGCAGACACCCCGAGAGAATGTGGAAAATGTGTTGGATGATATAGGTGCTGATCTGTATGAAACCGAAGCACCTGTTGCTATATATACCCCAGAAATATCACATATTGATGCACCAAACATCACAAAAATAGTGATAGAGGATGACCCCCTTACTGATACAGAAAACACAGGTAATTACAGAAGAATAACTTTTTATTTTGATGCAAATAGCGAACCCCTAATCAACGAGGTCGGGGTATATCATGCGAGATATGGACAGGGGGCCTTATTGCGTTATTCATATACTACCAATGAAATGGCAGTTGCGAGTGGATGGTATTCCATATGGCACGTGAATACATCACATGAAGGATTATATGCATTGAAATTCAAAAGCCCTAATATCACATCAGCATTGAGTAACAAAGCATATATTTCAAATTATGATTTAGTGAATTATGCAACCATTACCTCTGTTTCTAGTGAAGTGCCTGATACTACACCATTGGCAACTCCTAATTTTTCAAAGATAGAGTTTCATGATAATGGTGGGTCATTAGAAGCACATTTATATTATGATTATGTGGATGACGGGAGAATTATGCAAATAGACTTATATGGTTCTCGTCACGGGTCTGACCCATGGGGACGAATTGCATTTTTGGATTATAATCCTACTGGATATACAGTAGTCCCTTGGGAAGTGTGGAATGCTTGGGATTGGACATTAAAATTAAAATATGATAACTCTGCTGGATACTCATCATCTCTAAGTTCTGAATATAGTAATCAGATATTCCTACTTACAACAGACCAAACCGATTCCACGATTATAACTAGTGCGCAAAACCAAATAATAATTGTACCTGAAATACCATTAGAAACACCAGTTATAACCAATATAGTGGTATCATCTGCCATTAATGCCCATAACAATACCCTTGTTTGTAATTTTAATGTTGGCACGGATGACCGCATTATAGATGCAGACTTATATTTGAATATCAATGGTGCTGGTACTATCAGCCGGTTTGGATACACCACAACTGACCTAGCCAATGGAGTGATCACATACACAGGGGATGGCATCCATCCAACAATAGAGGGCTTCTTAACTGTTAGATTTATAACGGATATTCAGATATTAGAGAATGCCGGTGACCCATATTCGTCTGCTGATAGTAATCAAATATGGATCTCTTCATCTGATCTATTAAACCCACCACAAACCGTGACAAGGGACTATAAACCCGCACCAAGCGAGTTCATTGCACCAGTACTAAATGATATTGATATATTATCACCAACTGGCGGCGCGACAACTAATCGGATACGGTGTAATTTCGATACGAATAACGACCTACGAATATATAATACAGCAATATTCACACAAATCAATGGCGAAGGTACTTGGATTATGTTACGAGAAGAGATGGGAGTGAACACCACAGGCGTTATAGATAAATACGACTGGTGGCCAGATAGCACTAACAGTGGTGCTTTATTCAGATTACACTTCCTTTCCAATAATGGCGTATATAGCCCCGGCAGTAATCAAATATGGGTGTCAAGAGATGATCTATTAAACCCACCAGTGAATATATCAAATATTTTTGATGAACCTGTATATACAGTCTCATCAGCAGCACCAATATTGACAAATATCTATATAGAAAAATCAGAACATACCTATTACGGACAACCAAGAACCAAGATGACATTTAACTTCGGTGCTTACCCATATAACGATAGTGCGGCCGAGATACATATATATTATAAACGGAGTGACGGTTCAATTAACGAACATGCATACTTGACCTCTGCACAACAAAAACAAGCCACAATAGATGGGTATGTGGTTATTGATAACTTCGGACAACGATACGAATATGAATTTTGGTACGTGGTTTTTTACTACGGTAGTATAGGGATGGAAACAAGCAATCGCATTACAATCACGCCAGCCGAATTCACAGACTATGGAACTTATAAGACATGACACAATATATTGGAGTGAATGAAAGTTGGACTACTTTACCCTCGCAATGGGATTATTCAAACACATGGTATAATTGGAATGGTATATTCCAACCAGGTTCTACTATAGAATATATTTCAAGTGTCGTTGATCTCGGATCGGTGAAATTTATAACCCCATCTACCAAGGTAGTAACGGTAAACACATCACCAAATACAATAATAACAACCTCCTACTTATCAAGCACTGATAATGATACCTACACCGAAACTACTACCCCTGTGTTTAAAACCAGGTGGTTTAGTACTAAAGTTACAGTCCAATTACAGAGTGGAATGGAAGGAATCGAGACGGTATCAACCTCCTACACAATAAACAGTATAAATGAAAACGATGATGTCTTACTTACAAATGAAACACCAGGTGAATTATTAGTATACAACGGTACGCATTGGGAAAATAATAATATATCAGTCAACGACTTATCCAATGTAAATATATCAACTCCATCAACTAATCAAGTATTAAAATATGATGGTACTAATTGGATTAATGGAACCGATGACTCAGGTACAGGTGGTACAGGTGGTGCATCAGAAATCAATGAGTTAACTGATGTAAATATATCAACTCCATCAACTAATCAAGTATTAAAATATGATGGTACTAATTGGGTTAATGGAACCGATGACTCAGGCGGTGGTGGTGGTGGATCTGGGATGACTCTGTGGGAAGAGGATTGGGGAACTTACTCAACTACCGAACCCTTATCTTACACACTAAAAACAATAACTATACCACCGAATACACTAACAGCAAATAATATATTTGAATTTGAATACCAATTCTTAATACATGGTGGGTTTGTGAGTGGGATACCATCAAATCTTACTGCATCTGGGACTGGGTATTTTAGTGCGTACTTATCAAATAACCTATTCCCTGAATTGAAGAATCAGTTCAGTGCGTATACAGTAACCTTTAGTAATGCATGGCAAGGGGTGGGGTATAGCACTGATATCAGAATACTAAATAACAACAATGATTATACAACCATCTATGATAAGCAAACGACTGAACTTGACTCACAGTACGACACAAGTGGCATGATATATCAACAAGTTGATTGGACACAAACAGCGTATATACACTTTACTGCACATACCACTATGAATCAAACCATATCGTTGAACGGATATAGATTACTAATAAATTAAGGAGAAAACCATGACTTGGCCAAACACACAAACAACAAACAACTTAGATAACGACGCAGATAGCCCCCTGTTAGCAAGACCCGAAATATATAATGCCGTAGTAGCATTAAATGCGATTATAGCATCTAGGTCTGCTAATGATGGGATAGCATCATTAGGTGCTGGTGGTAAAATACCAGCCGGAGAAATCCCTAATTCCCTCACATCCGCCGGAACCACAAATATTACCTTATCACCGGGGTCTGGAATAACCACCGTAGAGTATGCATTGGGACTTACTGCTAAATCAACAGCGCAATTAGAATCCCTTACTGAACCCGCAGGGACATTGGCATATTGTTCAAATGGAGACGGGGGTAATGCCTGTTTGGGACTTAGTGATGGATTAGATTGGCATCGTATATCACTCGGTTCATTAATTAGTTCCACATAAACTGCAAAAATAGTGTATAATAAGGGTGATATCCAATTATGGGTATCATCAAAAGGATTATATTATGAACTTAATAAATGCAGTGGCTAAATTAAAACCGACTAATCATGTGAAG